CCGCTTCGCCACCCCCCACGCCCACCAGCTCCACGCTCGCGCCGCCGTAGCGGCCGGTTACGCGATCCCCATAGGCCCCACCTTGGTAAACGCGCAAATTGCCCGTCACTTCCAGCCAGTCCACTTGCGCCGCCGCCCCCGTTGAATTGAAGACTTCAAGCAGCAGATCGCCCGCCACTGACGACGCCAGCGCGCTTACGCCCGCTGTCTGCGCCATCTCTACCACCAGCGCCCCCGTCGCTTCCGCCGGGCGACCTCTATCGCGCACCACCACGCGCCAGCTTGACGCGCCCGGCGGCGCTATCAAATCCTCTTGACGATAAATCAAGCCTTCGGATGCCTGCACATCCGGCAGCCGCCCCACAAATTGCGCCGCCGCCGCGCTGCCGACGCGCCACTCGTACTCGTAGCGACCAAACCGGGCGCCGGTGACTTCCATTGCCGCCCCGCTTGGCGCTGCGCTTTCCGCCCGCGCCTGGAAAGCTATATCACTCTCGCCGCCACTGTACAGAAACCCGCGCTCGATGCTCGCCAAGACAGACAATTCATCCAAATAACGCCCATATTCGTAATTCTCTATCGCATATTCCACAGCCGTTAAACGATCAATCACCGTCGCCGCGTCGCCCACTACTTCCGGCTGCGGCGGACCAACCAACAGACCGTCGCCCACCGTATCGCTATCGCCCACACGTCCATAGGCATACGTGACCCCCGTTTCTGGCCCGGTAATCCAGTACAACGGCCGCTCCGATGACACCCACTCTAGCGGGCGATCCCCGCTTATCCAAAACAATCGTCGCGCCGGGTCGAGATCATGCGCCGCTTCCAACACCGCCGCCGATGGCACTCGCGCCCCTGGAAGACCCGCCGCCGCTTCACTCACTATCCGGCGCAGCCCGTCACTCGCTCCCAATCCAACCACATCCGGTGTCCGACCCCGCCACGCCATGAACTGCAACCATGTTCGCGCCTGCACGACAACGCGCCCGAAAGCGCTACCCCGCGCCTCGATGATGAATCCCCGAAAGACAACATGCTCGCCCGCGCGTCCTTCGATCAAACGCCCGACGCGCCACCACGACGCCCTTGCGCGACCGCGCCGCAGAAGAAATTCCGCCCGTCCTTCGCTTTCCGCCCGACTGAACCTGTCAACAGCGCGAGAAGTTTCCCAGCTCACAATTTCATCTGTGATATCCAAAGTGACGCTGACATCAAAATCATCGTCAGTATCCAGATAAAATCGAATCACGACGCTTCAATCCTGATAAGCAAATTCAAGTCAATCACGAGGCCTAGATAGCGCAACTGACTGCCATCCAATACCCCCGCCTTGCGCAACCTGCCGGACATCGGACGCGCCAGATTATCATCGAGAAGCAAATCTGAGGCCAACATATCCATAAGCCGCTGTATCCACATAGGCAGGGAAGCCACCGCGCCCGGCTGCCCGCGACCGCGATATGGTTCGATCACCAACGTCGCCACTACGCCCATCTGCAGCGTCGCCGCCCCCGCGTCATAATCTTCCGGCTCAAACTCCCATCCTTCAGAACTGGCGAAGGAATAAAAGATGAGCGCTTCGGTCGCCAAATCCGGTTTGCTCGCGCCAAGACTGTAATGCTGCTCGGCCGCCACGCCTTCACAGCGCAGCGCCGCAAGTCTGCTCAATGCTCCCGACACGCTCACCGCGCCCTCCTATGACCGCTCAACAAAAATCCGACCAGACCGCTCCCGATGTCCAACGTAGCATCAGACGCTTCACCGCCAGACCCCACGCGATAACCTTCCGTGAACACGCCCATCGCGACGATCATGACCGCCTCTGCTACCTCTGACGGTGGCTCCGTCCCCTGTCCCCAGATACCCCTTATGGATACTTCATCCCAATCGCCATTCACGCGAAACAAGTCCCAGGGGCCCGTCCCTGTCCTGCTGTACCGCACCAGCAACACGTCGTCATCCCTCGGTGTTCGCTCAGTGCCGCCCCTGCTGACCGTTAAATCCGTGTAACTCAACAAGCCCGGATCAGAGACGTCAAAGACGGACTTCCGGCCGCTATAATACGAACGCTGAAACAAGCGCGCCTCACTGTCTACCAGGCCCCAGCGATAACCGCAATACGACTCCACAGCCCCCCGCGCCACATTCAGGGAATGCTGCAGAAGATCGTCTTGCGCCGTGCCGGTGATGGCAAGACGCGCTTTTATCTCAGTCAGCGTGGGATATGCCATTTTCGACCCCAGACAACCGGTTCAATTTCGCTTAAAAAAGGACACAGGGCATCTCAGTACCCCCTAAACTGTCGAGTTGTAGCCCATTGCCGCCGCGCCTGGCTCCATCAAATTCACGTCCGCTCGCAGCGACGCCGTGATGAAACGACCATCAACGCCGGGCTGACGCCCTTGCTCGATCATGGGCATACGTCGCATACCAATCATGATGGCATTGCGATTCGCTACCACCCAGGCGCCCTTGCTATTCTCCGACGCTGTATCATCTACGCGCCCATTGGCGTCCGTCTGCGGAAATTCCTCAGTGATGATTACAGGGACCGAACGCCAGAAGCCCAACTGACCGCTCAACAAGGTTGCTTGCGAGCCGACCTTGTCCAATCCTTCATAGGCATCCAGCGCGTCCAGCTTGTAACCCACCTCTGGTGGACCGATGCAGACCAAATTACCAATATCCCGACCAATAATGCCGCGATTGCCCATCGTCGCCATCACGCCCAAGATAGAATCGTCCGCGATGTCGGCGACGGCAACTTGATCAGCGGCCGCAATCTTCTTACGGATGCCGTCAAAGGTCAAAATCCGCTTAGTCTCAATCGCAGAATTCGGATTCGTGCCATAGAAACTGATATTGGTGGCGTTCGCGTCCATATCGCCATTCAGAATAACGAAATCGAAGGCATGCGCCATCTCTTCCACGTAAACCCGCGCCGCGGCCTCCGCCCAGGCAACGGTCGAATCCTCTACCAATTCCTCACTGTACAACGTAATCGCCGACAGCTTGCCCGCCGTGAACGTCACCTTGTCCGTGCCAATTTGCGAGTAATCGATATTCGAATTTGCTATATTGAAATTCGTGGAATCCTGCAACTCGGCCCCGCGCACGAAGGTCGGCCCGCTGGTAATCTTCGGATAATCAAAGGGCTGGCTAGGCATCCTGAAAGTTCGGAACAATGGCGCGACCATCGATTCCAGGCGCATGAAGTAATACAAAGACGACGAGAGCAAGGTCGGAACAAGTTCATCCCCTTTATTCGCCAGCGTCGACATCATCGCTTCATCCGCCCGCAAATTCGGTATGGCATTATTCCAATTCCGGTACGTCTGATAATCGATCGCTCGCATCGGAATCACTTCGAGAAACCCTTGCGACGTCGGTATCCACTCTTGCTCAACCTCTTTGTCCTTCTTCCACTGATCCTCAACCTTGTAGGCCAGCGCCCGAAAATACTTGTCGTCAAATTCCGCCATCGTATCATTGCTTCTGCTGCGAAACGCCGCCTTGCCCTCATAGTGCATCGCCATGCCCAGCAACGACACCTGGTCATATGGACTCGCGACGCGAATCACCGGGTCCTGCTGATTAACTGGCGATTTCGCGCCTTCCTTCGGAAGCGCCCGCGCCGGCTTCTCGCCTTCCGGCACTATGCCTAATTCTTCCAGCATGGCGCGCATTTCCTCTTTGCGCTTCTCTTTGTCCCGTTCCGCCTGCCACGCGCGGAACTCCGCCATTTCATCCGTCGCGCCGCCTTGCGCGCCCTGCTGCTGCGCTTGCTGCGCTTCCTGCTGCTGGCCCTGCTGCGCTTCCTGCTGCCCTTCATGCTGCGCTTCCTGCTGCCCTTCATGCTGCGCTTCCTGCTGCCCTTCCTGTTGTGCTGTCTCCATGAAACTCGCTCCCGTCCAAACACTTCGTAAATACTGACCGCCCCCGCGCACACCAACGCCCGCGCGAACATAATCCGCCTTCGTCAGACCATGCCGCGCTACCACGACGCGATGATGGGCGATGCTGCCTTCAACAATTGGCCAACGCGCGATATAGCCATCCATCCGCGCCGGTGACGCCACGCCAGCCATGCTGCCACTGCTCCATGCCGCTTGTCCACTGTCGACAAGCGCATAAATCGGACTGTCGCGGCGCGTGATTTGTCCGCGCACATGCAGCCCATCAGCTTCAATCCCGAAATCTCGCAAACGCCCGTGCTGCTTGAGATCTTTCACGCCGTGCAAATACAACAACGCATGCGGGGCGTACAGATCCAAGGCGAAATCAGTATCCGCGTCCCACCAGGTCCCAAAGCCGTCATCATCCGGCCCGGCGAACGGAACGAGAGTGCCTTCAACGAAATCACCCGTCCGTGTAATTATTGACATTGCTCTAGCCCCCCACATCTGGGGCTTCGCCCCAGACCCCACAAACTTTTTGAAAAAAGTTTGACAAAAACTTTTGATCGCGCGCCG